CCTTCATGGAGCCTCCTCCAAAGTGTTGTTGACGGGGTGGCTATGAAGGCGCTGGTGGCCGGAGAAGCCAAGCTCAAACTCGCTCTCTGCGGCCATGTTTGCGGACTGCGCAGCACCTCCGTTGCGCAAGCGCACGAGCCCGTTTGCCAGCAGTAACGCAATCTCGCGCCGACGCTGTTCCGGCGTCATCCGGTCGGGTGGTAGATGGTTGAATCGATGCATCGGTAGCGGTCCCGTCTGTCCAACTCACATGAAGCGAAATTGTCAGGACGGACCGCCGCCGACACCATGAGGGAGTTTCGGAGGCGTGCGGACTGATGCGGGCTGTGGCGAAAAGCCGGTCCCTGTCAGTGCGATAAATGACGGGCGAGGATCGTCTCCATCAGCGAATTTCCGGGCTGAGCGCTGGCGATCATTTCCCGGATCTGCTCGTTGACGCGCTGGGCAGGGACGCCTGCGCCTGCCGCCGCCTGCGTGACTGCCGAATAAGCATCGAGCACATCAGCCCCGGTGATGTCGTAGCCATATCCGAGGGAGATCCAGCGCAACGCGGCCAGGCCGGCGGCGAGCGCGAAGTCAGGCTGCTTCACGGCAAAGTCGCGGGCGGCGCGGGTCAAGGTGCGCGGATCGGTCGGGCTGCGTGTCGCCAGTTCAGCAGCCACAGCGAACAGACCCGCGTCCTTGGCGGCAGCAAACCATTTGCCCTCGGCGCCAGGCGTGCTGGCAATCAGGTCGCGCAGGATCTCTTCCGGCAGCTTGTTGGGATACTTCTTGGCAATGGCACGAAACATCGCCAGGTTCGTTGTGCCCTGATTCGCCTCCAAGGCATAGCGCCGGTAGGCCTCGTCGATCAACCCGGAGGACAACAGGAGGGCCTCGCAGGCTTGCGCAATTTGCCACCCCGGGTCATTGAGACCACGTGATTCCTCGGCGTAGCGTATCGCCTCCGCCTTCCTGCCCATCGCCGACAGTGCCTTCACTCCCCAGCGCCGGGCATGCCACCACTTGAAAGGCGCCTTGTCGAGCAACGCCAGCAGTTCCTGATGGCGGCCTGCCGCGAACAGGGACGCCAGGCAGGCACTGGTGCCCTTGAAGAATCCGTGGCCGGGCGCCTTCGGGCTCCACACGCTTTCAACGACAGGCATGAACTCGTCGGCCCAGTGCGATGCCAGCTCCGGGGTCACGCACAGCTCGCCCCAGTAGTCGCCCAGCAGTTCGATGTAGGGCATTTCGTCGTCTTGCAGCGCCTGCCACAAACGCTCCAGCCAGCGTTGCCGCAGCTGTGGCTCGACATCCGCTTTGACGATGATGGGCACCAGGGTGTCGATGGCCTTGTTGACGGCCGAACCCAGGGCGCCCGATGAACTGTCGACCTGTTCCAGGGCCGGCGAGAGCTTTTCGAGCAAGGTGATGGCACCCTCAGCCGCGAGCACAGGCTCCTTGCGGGCGACCTGCTTGATCTCCGCGATGGCTTCCTTGATCCGCTGCACCGGCGTGTCGGATCGCCAGCCGAACGCATGACGGCGGAAACGGGAGGCGAATTGCCACTTGTGGGCGCTCATGATCGATCCGCCATGAGCTACCGCACCGGATACTGGCCGTTGCGGATGAAGCGATCGTAGGTGTCTTCCTCCGGCTCTTCGTCGTCATGATGTGCCCCCTGCCACTCCGCTTCCGGCAGCAGTAGCAGTGTCAGCGTGTAGTCGTACTGGCCCGCGACGCGGGTCATTTCGGTGATCGGCATGCCGGCAGGTTCACGGGCAAACCAGGACTGCGCACGCCCCGTCCGGCTGTCGGCCATGTCAAAGGCGCTGTAGCTGTGCGCCAGAGCATCGTGCGGTAGTTCGATGGTGTTCCTGCGGGTCGCGAAATAGGCGCCGGACCTGAAGGCCGCCTTGTTCGACTTGGCCCACAGCATGTGGTCGTCGCGGCTGGCGATCAGCACCGCTCGCTTGGGCGCGATCTCGGTCCAGCGCAGAGCTGCCGCAGTCAACGAGACGCCGTAGCGGTCGGCGCAGTGACCCAGCAGATCGAAGTTGACCGGCTGCCCGTCGACCTGGCGCCGAAAGTCGTCCAGCGGCATCAGCAGGGTGGACGCGAAAAGATCCGCCTCGGCCTCGATGTCCCGCTCGTCGTTGTCACCGGTCTCGATGTCGTCGTCGCCGCACTCGAAACGATCCTGCTGATGGCGGTGCAGGATGTAGTGACCGAACTCGTGCGCGATCGTGAAGCGCTTGCGGCCTACCGATGGAGTGGCGCTGTTGTAGAGGATCAGCCACTTCGACCGCGTCTTGTTGGCCGCCAGAAGGCCGTCGAAGCCGTCCAGATCCTCCCCCCGGATCATGTCGATCGGCGAGTCGGCGAAACACTGGCGCGAGTACTCCAGGGCGAGCTCATCGACCTTGACCGGAAACCGATCCGCGCCCAGAACCGTGTTGAGCATGGCCGAGATGCGGTTGGCCTCGGCCATGGGCTTTTTCGCCTCTGTCATTCATCTTCCCACGCGTCGAGAATCTTGCGGATCTTCTTCTTGTCCGGCTCGGACATGCTCTTGTATTTTCGGAAGAAGGCCTCGTCGAGCACCTCCTCGTCCGGCGTGGTCACGGACTCGGTCAACAGGAACTCCGTGGTGACGTCCAGCGCGGCCGCGATCTTTCCGATCTTCTCGGCCGATGGCTTCGGATCGTCCTTGTTCTCCAGCTCCCAGATGTAGCTCTTGCTGGAGTCGGTCAGTTCGGCCAACTGTTCCAGGCTGAGCTTCTTTTGCTTCCGTAATGCGCGGATCTTGTCCCCCAGGGGCGATGGCACCGGTATTTCCTCATTTGTTGGCTTCAATCCGAAAATAATACCACTGTGCCGAACGATTTCGTACCTGCTTGACAAACCCATAACCGCTCCGTGACAATCGGAATCGTTCGGTACACCGAACGCCATCGGTCTGCACACCCCAACAAGAAGAAGGGGCCGTCGAGGCTGATACCAAGCCGATCCAAACCTTTGAGGGGTATGTAGATGAACGATGCAGAAAACCTGAGCAAGCTCCTGGGCCACCTGCCGCCGGCGGTGTTCCGTGAATTCATGGTGGATGAATTCGGCCTGGCCATGCCGGATGTGGACGCCAAGAAGCCCAAGAAAAAACAGCGTGAACAGATGGAGTCCGTTCTCTCTGACCTTGGCGTGGGTGAGCGGCAACGGATCGAAGAAGTGGCCGAACAGATCGTGCTGCTGTCGGACGGCGCCGGCCAGGACGTCATCGACGGTTTCAAGGACGACATTTTCGACGACGCCGCCCGGGAAGCCTTCGCCGCGATTCCGAACCAGTACGAGCGGGCGCTATGGCTGCACGTCAATGAACCCGTGATCTTCGAGGAAGCCCTCAACGCCCGACAAGCCGACGTATTCCGGCAAAGTGCCTCCTGCTACTCCGGATTCATGGCACCTGCCAACCTGGCGGTACTCGACGGCGCGACGGCCAAGGCGGCGTTCCACCAGACCGTCGCGCAGCAACTCGGGTGCTCCGATGACGCGGTCGCGATCCAGATCTTCAAGCGTCTGCGGCCCGATACACAGACCGGCGAAGACGTGGATCTGTACCAGATCAGCATCCATCACAACCGCCCACCGGAAATCATCGACTGCGTGCAGGCGAGCGAACTGGTGCCCCAGGAGGTGATCCGGGCGGTGTCTTCGCACATCACTTACGAGCCGGCCAATGGGCATCTGGAGGTGCTGTCGAAAGATACGGCGGGCCGCGAAGCGTTGGCGCGCATTGTGGCGGACACCCTGCTGCAATCGCCCATCACCGGCGAGAAGATCCCGCTCAAGCAATACGACTACCAGAGCTTGGCGGCGCTGCGAAATTTCGACTTGTCCGGCGAGCCGGTCGCGTTCGTCAAGGTCGTCGAGCTCGGCTACGCCGCCGGCAATGGTCGGTCGCTCCTGGTGAAGATCTGGACCAAGGACGTCGATGACATCTACGCGGCCGCCCGGTCGTTGATCGGCCCCGCCTTCGACTTCCGCGATCACCACCTCAACTACGCCAAGCTGTCCATCAAGCTGAAAAAAGTCGGCAAGGACCGCGCACGGACGATTACCGTGATCCTGCGCGACGACAACAAGTGCAACATCAAGACCAAGAGAGAAAAGGACCGGGCGCTGTGCGACCGACTGCTGGCCAAATGGCATCTGGTGAAGGAGATCGGCCATGTCGTCGAAGCCCCTGCCGACACAGTCGCTGCTTGATCTGATCGACCTGTTCGAACAGTCTGGGCAGCCGATTGCCGACGGCGACGGACAGCGGCTTCGTGGGGTACCCGGGTGGAGTGTCCTTCGGCGGACATCTTTGACGCCGAAGCTGCTGGAACAGTGGACCGACTGCGTTGGCTACGCCGGGAGCTACCCAGCATCGCTTGATGATGATCTCGTTCAAGTCGACCTGACTGAAGATGACCAAGCTGATCGGTATCGCTACCGCTGCCCTGAGACCTTTCGGTGGAAGTCTGTCCCCGCTGCCGAGGTCGCCATCTACAGCGTTCGGCCAGCTGCAATCCTGAGCACCATCGCCGATCTCCTGGGTATCGCGCAGGCTTTGCGAAAAGGAATTGATGCGCCGCTGCTGGACGATGCCCTTTGGCATTTGGGAAAGGCACGAATCGGGCACGCCTTGACAGACGTCTGGCTCGTTCGCGGCTTGGCGCACTCCATCGAAGAGGTTTTTCGCCACTTCAGCCAGACAAGTCTTCCTGACCAAGGCCTGATTTTGTCGTCTGGCGGTGTGTTGCCGCAGTTTGTTCGCCCACCGCGCAGCTACCGCTTTGCGTCGCTTCCAGAAGCAATCATCAACTATGTCGCCACGCCGTGCATCGACATGGATCTGCTGCATCGCATCCTGGCCGCGCCACCCGATGGCGCGATCCGACCCGTGTTGCCGGTGCACTTTGACGAATACACCAACACGCTGACTATCCGCACAAAGACCAAGCCCTGGACGATCAAGGGCGAGCGCCAGGCTGCAGCAGTCCGCTACATGTTCGAACAGGCCATCAACGACAGATGGCTCCTTCCAGCTGCCGAGATTCTCGGCGCAGCCTATGCCGACAAGAAGACCGCTCGCAGTCAGCGCATGCAGAACCTGTTCAGCGGCAACACGGAGTGGGAGGACTACATCGACAACCCTGAAAAGGGAAAGTATGGCTTCCGACGAGATTGACCCGCCACCTGTTGGCAGCACTACGCACAACCGCCTTCGGGCGGTTTTTTGCTTTCTGGCCCCCGCTTTTCCCCTCAGAAGCTGCGCCCGTACATCCGCCCGTACATGGCGGCGGCAGACGCCCGCACAGGNCGACTTCGAAACTGACCTCACGAATTCGCAACAACCAGAAGGAGTGCATCGTGAGTGTCAAACATCTGAATCAAGGCCAATTGGCCGANCGTTGGGGAGTCAGCGAAGCAACGCTTGAACGCTGGCGCTCCGAAGGTATCGGCCCGGTATTCCTGAAGCTGCAGGGTCGCGTCGCTTATCGCATCGAGGACATCGAAGCCTACGAGTCCGAGAGTCTGCGCAAGAGTACCTCTGAACGCGTCAATTCGGGAGGTGCGCTGTGAACCGAATCTCCCCCGACGAAGTCCTGACCACCCCAGCCGGCGAACTGGCTGCGCTTGCCAGCGAGTCCCTGTTCCAACTNAAGAACGACGCTGCTGATCTTCTCGCCGCTGCCAAGGCGATCGTCGAGCACGTCGATCGCGCNCTGGATCTCAAGTATGCCGACCGCGCACACCAGCTGCGCTTGGCGGCAGGCAAGGACACCGGCGTCGTCCATTTCGACGACGGNCATGTCCGCATCACCGCCGATCTNCCCAAGAAAGTCGACTGGGATCAGANGCGGCTCGCCGAGATCACCCNNCGCATNGCNGCCAACGGNGACGACCCGTCCGAGTACGTGGACATCAGCTACCGGATCTCGGAAACCAAGTTCAACGCGTGGCCCGAGTCGCTCAAGAGCGCCTTCGCACCGGCACGCACCCTNAAGACCGGCAAGCCGGGCTTTCGTCTCGCTCTGCTTCAGGAGTAATCGCCATGAAAACCAAACCTACGCTGCTCGAACTGCTGCGCAAGCAGCCGGAAATGTATCTCCGTGATCTGCCGGAAAACATCCGCATCCCGGCGCTGGACGGCAATCGCCCCGACGAAGTCGTGCGTCGCCTCGAAGACGCCACCATCGATGACNTGGCATTCGCGATCCAGGGCATGGAGTCGGAGTCCCGTCTGATCCATCGCCGTCTGGGCGGTCTGCGCGACCTGTACGAAATGGCCCGCAAGCGCGGCGCACTCGGCNTGACCACCNTCGCTGACGCGTTCGCCAACATCAGCACCGAGGAGGCCGGCAAATGAGCCTCCCCATCATTACTGCAGACCAGCGCCTGGCCGAGCGCCGTGGCGTGAAAGGCGTGCTCGTCGGCAAGAGCGGCATCGGCAAAACGTCACAGCTCTGGACGCTGAAACCCACNGCCACGCTNTTCTTCGACCTTGAAGCTGGAGATCTGGCTGTCGAGGGCTGGGCNGGCGACACGATCCGCCCGCGCACCTGGCAGGAGTGTCGTGACTTCGCGGTGTACATCGGCGGGCCGAACCCGGCGCTGCGCGACGACCAACCGTTCAGCCAAGCCCACTTCGATGCNGTGTGNGCGCGCTTCGGCGATCCGGCCGTACTGGACAAGTACGACACCGTGTTCGTCGANTCCATCACCGTGGCCGGTCGCCTGTGCCTGCAATGGTGCAANGGCCAGCCCCAGGCCTACTCCGAGAANACCGGCAAACCCGACAGCCGGGGTGCGTATGGGCTGATGGGCCAGGAAATGATNGNCTGGCTGACCCACCTGCAGCACACGCGCGGCAAGAACGTGTGGTTCGTCGGCATCCTCGACGAGCGGCTGGACGANTTCAATCGCCGGGTGTTCTCNCTGCAGATCGACGGCTCCAAAACCGGCCTGGAACTGCCCGGCATCGTCGATGAGGTCGTCACCTTGGCCGAACTGAAGGCCGATGACGGCGCCAGCTACCGCGCCTTCGTCTGCCACACGCTGAACGCATGGGGCTACCCCGCCAAGGACCGCTCCGGGCGGCTCGATCCGATCGAGGAGCCACACCTCGGCCGCCTNATGGAAAAGATCGCAGGCCCNGCCAGGCCCGCTACCGAGCGACTCGATTTCGCGCGGCCTGCGCCCGCTGCCGCGCCTGTCCCTAACACCGAATCCACTTCCACTCAGGAGTCCTGATCATGACCTANTTCGATTTCAATTCCGCTTCCGAACAGACCTCTTTCGACCTGATCCCCAANGGCACGCTGGTGCGCGTCCGCATGACCATCAAGCCGGGTGGCTTCGATGATCCGTCGCAAGGATGGACCGGCGGCTACGCCACCCGCAACGACAACACCGGCTCGGTGTACTTGAACTGCGAGTTCGTCGTGATGGAGGGTGAGTTCGCCCGTCGCAAGATGTGGTCGCTGATCGGCCTGCACAGCCCGAAAGGCCCTGAGTGGGCAAACATGGGCCGCACATTCGTCAAGGCGATCCTCAACTCAGCGCGCGGCGTTCATCCTGGCGACAACAGTCCTGCCGCGCAGAACGCGCGCCGCATCAGCGGGTTTGCCGATCTCGATGGAATCGAGTTTCTCGGCAAGGTCGACTGGGACAAAGACCAGAACGGCCAAGACAAGAGCGTGATCAAGGCCGCGATCACGCCCGACCACAAGGACTACGCCGCCCTCATGGGTGGCGCGCAGGGAGCAGCGAAAGCGCCAGCACCCGCAAACGGGTCGAATGCGTATGCCCAGGCCACGGGCCGTGCCTCCGTGCCGGGTCGCCCGAGCTGGGCACAGTAAGGGGGACGCCGCCATGATGCTCCGCCCCCGCCAAGCCCTGCTGGTCGAGCGCTCTTTGGCGGCGCTCGCCCAACACGGCAACACCCTATCTGTTGGCCCCACCGGGTCGGGCAAGACCATCATGCTGTCGGCGGTGGCCGGCAGCTTGTTGGCCGAGCCAGATGCCAAGGCCTGCATCCTCGCTCATCGCGATGAACTGACCGGCCAGAACCTATCCAAGTTTGCACGGGTGAATCCGGGCGTCAGCACCTCCGTGTTCGATGCCAAGGACAAATCCTGGTCCGGGCGCGCCACGTTCGCGATGGTGCAAACGCTGTCGCGCGACAACCATCTCGCTGCCATCCCGATCCTCGATCTGCTGGTGATCGATGAGGCGCACCACGCCGCCTCGGCGTCTTACCGCCGCGTGATCGACCGGGTGCTGGACAAAAACCCGCACGCTCAGATCTTCGGGGTGACGGCGACACCTGCCCGCAGTGACGGCAAGGGACTGCGGGAGGTCTTCAGCAACGTCGCGGATCAAATCACGCTGGGCGAGCTGATTGCGTCCGGTCATCTCGTGCCGCCCCGCACCTTCGTCATCGATGTCGGCGCCCAGGAGCAGTTGACGCAGGTCCGGCGCACGGCCACTGACTTCGACATGACGGAAGTCGAGGCGATTCTCAACAAGACGCCCATC